TCTCTGGGATGCAGAAAGGTATCGTCCCAGAGGTAGTTGATATTAGCTGGGATAAGATGAACTACTATGTATCTAAAGGTATTCGTCACTATGTAACTTATGAGAAAGAAGGCTACGTACTTCGTATCACTGGCGTAAGATATAGACTTAATCATTTGACTAAGAAAACTATTGACTTTGATAAACGTATGATCGAAGCAGTAAATGAGGGCTTAGTATATCCATTCATGCTATTCGTAAATGGTCGCCATGTAAAATGGTCTACTTATCGAGTAGTACGTAATGCTAAATATACTTATATCGTTTGTGATAAGAATACCGTTAAGGATCTTAATCCTTTGCATATAAATAAAGTTGAAATGGTAAACTTACCATTCACTTATATGAGCTATTCTGAGACAAGAAAGATCCCTAAACCAAATACTGAATTATTCAGATTTGATGAAGATGGTCAATTGTCTCCATTTGGTTCTATCGTATATAGTTTAGATACAACTACTCTTAAATTAGAGACTGGTTTCTTTAAAGTATTAGCTGGTGGTAGAGTTGATAACCGTGATTTAGACTTTGATGCTAAATATAAGCTCACTAAGAATAACTTCTTATGTTGGGCTAATGGTCTATTTGATAAAAATATAGATCCTGATATTAAGAATCTTAATATCATCACTATGAATAATGGTGATCCATTAACTTATGACTTACAAGTTAAATACTTCTATCGTGATATCACTAATCATAATAGAAGCAATATCACTATTCCTGAAAATAAGGATTTGTTAAAGAGTCTTATTACTGAACCTGAAAATGAAATGCCTGCATTAGACGTTAATGCTCTAGGTCGTGACTTTGACTTCCAATATAAATACAATACAGACTACGAAGACAATGTAGCTTCTGGCATTAGATATATCAGTCGATATAATTCTTCTATGTTTGATAAACTCTATGAGAAACGTTTAAAGATTCATTCTAGATCTATTAGTGGTAAAGAATTAAAAGCTCAAATCGCTAATAATGTATTATCTCTTCCTAGGGGATATCATAAATCTCCAGAGACATTTGTAATCATCTATAAGAATGGTGAATTATGGGATCTATATGATCGTATTAGATACGTTAATAATGACTTCCAAATTCCTATTACTGATACAGAGATCAATGATATCATTGACTATGATGAATTTGAGTTTACTTATTTCACTGGAGTAAATAATAACTACTTGAAAGTAGAGTGTACTGAAGATAATAATACTATCGAAAACACTACCATCAAGTATGAAGATCTAATGGTATTTGCTAACTATACTGAAGATCAAATCTATAAAGAACTTCCATACAACAAACGTACTATCTATGACGTTAAGTATACTTTAGATAAAGATAATAAAACTGTTACATTTACTAACCCAGCTTATTATGGTAAGACTATCTATATGGCTGCTAAAAATCAGTTTAAATATCAGCACTTTAATATTACTAAACCTACAGTACGTTACTTCTTTGGTAGAGACTTTATCCCTTGCTTAAATAAAGATAGATTCGCTGTATTCCACAATGGTCGTCTCTTAAGTAAGGATATGTATAGAGTTATTGTCCCTGAAGTTGAGAATACAGCTACTGAAGTATGTGTTCATCTACGTCGCATTGCTCAAAGGGGAGATAGAGTAGATATATTCTATTTACCTTATGACTTTAACTATACAGATATTGGTAAAACAAACCGTGTCGATGTTGTTACAGTAAGAGCTACTGTAAATCAACAACCAGTGTTTGCTATTCCATTCCCATCTAAATCTTCTTTATTGAATAAGAACAGCTTCCTATTACTACGTGGCTCTGTATTGGTTGACCAATCTAGATATAACGTAATTGGACGTACTGTTGTATTTAAAGATCCTAAAGATTACGTTGCATATGGACGTGAGATTACTTTCGTATTCTTATATAGTGAAATGATCGAAGCTAATCCATATGGTGGTATTAAAGAAGACGATGTATTGAATATTGACCCTCAATTTGTTATCGCTACTAAAGATAATCAATTGACATTTGATATTCCATACCCAGATAACTTTGAAGGATTCTTCTTCGTTACATATCGTGGTATCTATGTAAATCCTAAACGATATGAGATCATGGAAGGTACTAAACAAATTAAGTTCTTTGACCAAGATACTGGTATTGATGCGGGTACTGCATTGATCTTTGTATTCATTTATCCAGATCAAAAGAATAAAGTTGGTACTTCTGCAGTATCTGTTAGAGCTACAATGAATAATCAACTTAAGTTTACTATTCCATTACCATATGCTAAGTATTTTGAAGATCAAAACAGCTTCTTCTTAATCCGAAATGGTGTATTCTTGAACGATGCTGAGTATTATATTGATACTAAAGCTAATACTGTAGAATTGCTTACAGTTAATGGTTTAGATATGGGTCAAGAATTAGTATTCAACTTCATTACTGGTAGAAATGTATCTGTTAAGACTGCTATTGAAGAAGTATTTGCAGAGCAAGATGGTCAACTTGTATTTAAATTACCTAAAGCATTACATGACTTTGATAAGAAGACAGGTAAATTCTTCTGTGTAATTGGTGATACTTATATTGATAACCGTCGTTATGAAGTAGTTGGTAATGACTTAAGATTCTTAAGTCGTGAAGATGCGGTAACGGAAGGACGTACAGTTACATTTATCTTTGTATATACTGAAAATATTGACACTGAGACTGCTACAATTGGTGGTGTAGTTAATAACTCTAAATATACTAAGTTTGTCACTGAATCTGTAGCATGTACAGAAAATGGTCAACGTACATTTAATATTCCATGGGCTGACTCTATGCTTATGGATAAGAAAATCATCGTAACTGTTGGTAGTACATTCATTAGAGAATCTCAATATACTATCTCTAAGACAATGAATACTATTACATTCATTGATGATGGTATAATCACTACTACTGATCGTCAAGTTACATTCACTTTAGCAGACTCTGACTATATGGTAATTGCTAAAGAAGTAATTGATAAAGAAGCAGTAGTTGATGGTCAAACTGAATTTGATATTCCATTACCATTTGAGAACTATCTTAAACTAGGTAACTCTTTAATGGTATTTGCTAATCAAACTTTCATTGACTCTTCTCGTTATGTATTAGATAAAGATTTGAATAAGATCACTCTAAGAAACTATAATGATGCATTGAAAGCTGGTCAAACATTATCATTCTTATACTTCTATATTGCTAACCAAAAGAATAGAAGCTTAGAACGTGAAGATGTACAACATCCAATGATTAATGAACGTGGATACTTATACTTGAATAGAAATGACTTAGATCATCTATTGAATAATAAACTCTACTTCATGTTTATCAATGGTAAGAAGATCAATAAAGATAATATCATGAACGTTGCGAATAATATTATTAGATTGAAATCTGACGTTCAAACACGATTCAATACATTGGTATTGGACTATACTCCATCTATTCCAGAATTAGCTGAGTATAAAAATATCAACTCTGATTATGATATCATTATGAATCAAATCTCAAATGATGATATCAATAAACTATTTAATATCTATAATAACGTAACAGATCTTGAAAAGTATATCGTTCCAGATACTTCCCAAGAAGCTATCATTAATGATATCATTAGAACTCATTATACATCTCATGGTATCAATAAAGGATTACCATTTGTATATACTTATGATGCAAGTACGTTCAAGAATAGATCTATCTATAGTTTAGCTACTACAGTTAATAAGTATATTGCTCCTGGTAAATATACATTTACTTGCCCTGAAGATGTATCTATGCTTGAGATTAAGACTATTGCATCTTCTAGTAGATTTAAACCTATAAGTACTGCAGTAACTACATTGGGTTACTTAAGATCTAAAGATATTGAATTCGGTGAAGTAAGCTATATCCTACCTACAGAGGTGGCGGCTTATATTGATGAAAATATTGGTACTGATCTTAACCTAGTCAGTCAACCAATATATAAGAAACCTATTGGTGGATTACCTGAAGTTAATGACTTCGTTCCAGCTATGAAACCTTTACGTAAAACTGAAACAGAAGACTCTAAAGGTAGACTTAACGCTGGTTACTTCTATCAAAAAGAAATTATCAGAAATGTCAAAGTATACCCTGGTTTGAAATATAAGTTAACCATTCCACAAAATGGCTTCATCAATATTGCTTATACTACAGCTGATACAGATATTAGTCAATATCATTTAAAATATCGTATTGACTTTGACTCTGATCGTGATAATACACCTATCTTCTATAAAGGTGATACATTAACTAAACCAGATACATTTGTTAATAGCTTAGAAGAAATGTATAGTGATGAATTCAATTTACAATTCAATCAAAGCTTTACTAAACCTGGTGAAGAATATTGGATCTGTCCAGACAATGTAGGTGAAATTATTCTTACATTATGTAGTGGCTATACTAAGATGATAACTACTGAAGATATTGAAAGATATCCAGCAGCATTCCAATTCTGTGGTTATGGTAGTACTAACTTCTCTGTAGCGCCAGTACCTAAACTTGGTGATATTGAATCTGTAGAGTTGAGTACTTTCTATGATAGACTCACTAATGAATATGATTCTAGAGTTGCTAATACTATCAATGATGGTAATGAAATTCATTATAGCAGCAATGGTACTATGTATGGCTGTGGTGTAACTGAGTTTGGTATTGTAGATAGAAATGATGAGAATGCTATTAACTCAAGTAAAGCTCCTGAAAATCGTAATAGAGTTAACTTGATGCTTATTAATGGTGTGAACGTTTCTAGATCTGAATCTTCTATTGCACCAGAAGTAAGCTCATATATTAAAGTTGAGCCAGGTAAATCTTATACTATCAGAATTGGTAGAAATGCTATCAAGACTGATATGACTTTAAATAAAGCTGAATCTGAATTTGGTGGTGTACTTGGTTTGAGCTACAATAATAAAGTATTATTGACTAACGTTGATACTAATGTATACTTATCTAATGCTTTAGATGCAACTCATATCAACAACCCTGATATTGATTATACTGGTCTAAATGAAGAAATGACTGAATCTCAACTTGCAGGTGATCCTGGTGTATCTAATGTAGTTTCTGAAGAAGCTATTGAAGAACGTGATAAACCAGTATTCCTTAAAGAATTACCTAAGATTGCTGTTGATGAAAGTGAAACAGATAATCTATTCCAAACTAATATATTTGATGCATCTAATGTAATCAGAGAATAATATAATACCGGATAGGGATGTCAAAATCCCTATCCGCTTATATTTTGAACATTAATGTAATTAAAATACATATTCGCAAGGAGGTATAATATGGCTACTTCTAACTATAAAGGAACTCGTCTTCCTCTTATAGCATTAGATTATAATTCTCGCTTCCTGGCTGAGAAAAAAGAAATCTTATTTGATTATAAGACTGGTAAACTCTATGTAGTTTCCGCCGAAGATAAATCTGTTATATTTGATATAACAAGAAATATTCTAAAAGAAGTTGAAAAGAATGTAGACCTATCTAGCTATACATTCAACGTAGAAGGCGTTGGTATTGTAAACTTAGATGGTTATATTAAACATCTTTCCAAATATAATCTAAATACTGTAGATGAACCTGTAAAGAGATATCGTGTACCACAAATTACATTCGATAATGATTCTATTGTAGATTATGCTGGTACTATAGAAATCAATGGGTTTAGTCATGCAGCTAATAATACTTACCCAGTTAAAGATGGTAATATCGTTAAATGGGTACAACGTACAGATACAGATATTGTAGAACGTGTACGTCACTTAGAAGAAACAGCTCCACCTGATGCTGCTAAATTTAAGAAACTTCAAGATGACGTAGCTGCTGTTAAATTCACAGCTAATCAATACTCTAATCTCCCAGTATTACGCAGTGATATTGATGCTGCTACTCGTAGATTGGATGATTTAAATACATTGATCGGCACTACTAGTGATACTCTTACTGGTAAGATTACTGGTGTTAAAAATGCTGCAGATCTAGAGCTTAATAAATTAAGTAATAAGATTACTGTATTAGAAGCTCGTGAAGATTACGGTTCAAGAGTAAATACACTTGAAGGTAAAGTTAATGAACTTAAAGCTTTAGGTGACCCTAACTCTAAGATTCTTGCTTTACAGCAACGTATTGCTAACTTAGAGCAAGGTGAAGATTACAGTACTTCTATCAATACTTTGAATGGTAGATTGAATAATTTATCTGATAGTATTGAAACTAAATTCACTAACTTAAACCAAGAGATTGGTTCTATTAAAACTTATAATAATGAGAATACTCAAATCCGTACTAGCATCTTAGGTCGTTTAGATGGTATTGATGCATTGAATATCGGTCCAACTTTAACTGACTTAAAAGCTAGAACTCAATCTTTGGAAGGTATTCCTAACCTTACGGCTAATGTCGGTAACCTTGAAGCAACTACTAATACTTTGACTAATAGTTTCTCTCAACTTAATGCTAAAGTAACTGGTCTTCTTAATGCAGAAGATCCATTACCTCGTGTTAAAGCATTGGAAAACTATAATACTGGTAAAGAAAACTTGCCTCAAGAACCTAGAGTTAACTTAGCGGGTGGTAGTGATAAAGTAATCCGTCCTGATAGAGTATATAACTTTATCTTGGATAGTCCTAATCCATCTTTCGCTATTGTAGGTTTAGATAAAGCTACAGCAGAAATTATCCTTATTTTGGATCCTCAAAATATTGGTACAGATGCTATTAATATCTTCATTACTAGAGCGGATGGGGTTCAAGTTAAAATTCCTAGACGTATCATTCCTAGTAAAAATAAAGAAGCTCAATTGGTTCGTCTTGTTACATATGACCGTGGCGTAAACTGGTTCTATTCAGTAGCTGCTGGTATGATTGGTAAAGATCTTGCAACTGATAATACTATTTAATAAAGGGGTATCTTACACATGGCAACTTTAAAATATTTGGCTACCGAACGAGCTCATCTCTCTCAGGTACCAATCTCGGAAGGTCAATTTATCTACACCACTGATACTGAAGAAGTATTCTATGATGTAGCCCATGACATCCGATTTAAAACAAATAAACTTAAAATAGTAAATACTGATACTGAACGATATCGTTTATCTAATAACGACCAAGTAAGTACAGATCTTATTTACTATATTAAAGAGTCCGAATTATTCTATGTTTGGACTAGTGCTTGGAAAAACGTTGTAGCTACTACTGAGATTACACGTTTTCTAGGTGACTATAAAAATGTAACTCCAACTACATTAGTTAAAGGTGAAGAAAGATTTGCACCTATGACTATTGCTTCTCAAGTATACACAGATGATGGTGAAACTTTAGAGGCTAAAGTTAGACAAATCTCTCACATTGCATCTGCATTTGATTCTATTGCAGTAACTAAGAAAGGTAAAACATTTGATATTCCAGTACCATTTGAAAGATACTTTGATCAACCTAATATGCTCTTAGTATTCATTGGTACTCTTCAAATCTACCCTAACCGTTACTCTATTGAAAGTAATCAAATTACATTCCAAGAAGAAGTCGAAGCTGGTCGTACAATCAACTTCTACTTTATTTATAATGCTCAAGCTCCTAAACTTGAGACTATGAACTATATCGATGGTGCATATCTCAATAAGGGTACTGTGCCTATCGATAGAATGCAAAAGTATAGTCATAGCTATACATCTAATGATACTACATCTGTAGCTTCTAGTGCAGCAGTTAAAAGTCTATATGACAAAATGAATGCATTATTAGACCGTGGTGGTATTATTACTAGATGCGTTACTAAAGACGATACTGTTAATATGAATACTACTTTACCTAATGAGTATAAATTACTTGATGGTAATGTAATTAGTGTACGTTTCCATGCTAACGTTGGCAATAACCCAACTCTTAGAGTTGATGGCAAAGCCATTCCAATCTTTGTTGGTTTTGAGCCTGCTAAAGCTAATGAAATTCAAGCTGGTGATGAATTATACTTACAGTATGATTACATTTCTGAACGCTTCTATGTAACTAATGGTTTACCATACCTAATCGATAGCACTACATATTCCTATGCTGTATTAGCTGATGGTGAAAATGTATTTAGATTTAATACACTTAACTATGATCCTGGGGTGGATAGATTAGAAGTATTCCATAACGGTGTACGACTCATCCAAGGTAAAAACTATAAGTTCATTGCTGAATCTAAAAGTATCTCCCTTGTAGGTTATACTGCAGATAAAGGTGATGTAATTGAAATTGTAGTTTATAAAGTAGCTCGTTCTCGTGCAACTAATAACTCTCAAGTTACTATTACACGTCCAGACTTTGAGTCCTTAACTCGTTCTCTTGGTGAATCTTTAGATGAATTTAAAAAGAAAACTACTGAATCGAATTCTAAAGCATTAGATATTATCTTCCCATTATTTGGTGCACAGGAAATAGTAGATAATTCAACTATTGGTGCAGGTGATTGTATCTTTGTAGGTATTGATAAAAAATATTGGTTCTTAATTGATACATTTACTGACACTGCAGCTGGATATGAATCTATTAAACGTGCAATGCGTGAAAATAATATTACTAAATTTGAATTCTTATTAATTACACATTGGCATAATGATCATTATGGTAATGCTATTAAATTAATGAGAGATGGTTTAGTAGAAAAAGTTTATACACAAGATGTTATAAATGACTATCCTAATGGTATCCCTGGTACATATGGTATGCCAGCTAATAAATTATTAGAAATTCATAATAATCATAAAAATGCAGCCAAAAGATATAATATACCTATGGAAAAAGCACCAACTGGTGATGTGGATTTCCATGGAGCTAATTTATACTTCCATAATAATAACCAATATTGGATTAATAAACACAATGATCCTGCATGGTGTAATAGTAATTACAATAACACTTCTATAGGATTATTAGTATCATATATTGGTCGTAACTTTGTAACCCAAGGTGACGGAGATATGGAAGTTATGGCTGGAACTGCATATGAATTACCAACTAATATAGATTTGCTTAAATCTAATCATCATAGTATTTGTACTATGCCTTGGAAATTTACAAAATTAAATCCTAAAGATGCGGTTATTACATGTAATCAATTACAAAAGGTTACTGCAACTAGATTTGATTATACGACTAAATTATTTGATATGGGTTCTAATGTATACTATTTAACCGATCAAACTAAAGATATACATATTACATATACTTCTAAAAATAATTTAGTAGAATATAATAAAGAATTAGTTCAAGGATATCCTGATAATTCCTCTGAAAATTATAGCGCTATTTCTAACACAGTTTATGTAAATACTAATTTTAATGGAGATATTTATAATGGAGATAAAGGTGCACCATATAATTATTTAGCAGATGCGGTTAGAAAAGCTCATATAAATTATGCTAAAGCTGTAAATATTAAAATTTTTCCAGGTAATTATAATAACGATATAAGAAATTATAATTTCTTTAGAACTTTAGATAATTCTATGGGTAGATTACAACTTGTAGGATTCAAAAGTAAATTGGTTATTGAAGGTGTTGGTACAGAACCTGTAGTTTTACCACCTATTACAGTAGATAACTGCGATTATATATATTTTAAAAATATCACATTCAAAACTGGTATTGATGTAACTGATAAGGTTATTAGTGTAGTAGATAGTTATTCTAACGTAAATATAGTCAGATCTATTGTTAAATTTGAAAATTGTACATTTATAATGGATAATCCTAAATTACTTAATGCTTTAGATACTAGAAGTAATTTTAGCATATATCATGTAGATGTGGATAAATCTAATGTTACACTACTAAACTGTAATTTATCAGGTAGAGCTAAATACGGCATTAGATCTATCGAAGGATCTACAGTAAATGTAACAAACTCAGCTAATATTAGTGATACTGTAGAAACTGCATATTATGCAACTGATGGGGATATCAATATAAATGGTTTGTCTACTCGTAATACTGCTAATGAGACTACAGGTGGTGGACAAATTAGATTCCAAGATGTAATTACTCCATCTTATCCTAAAACAAGTAGAGGACAAATAATCGGAACAAGATTATCTCAAAAATATGGCGGTCCTCAATATTATATCTCTGATGGTAGAGGCGGTTATGATTCTGTGGATCATTTCAATATCCATGGTAATACTAATATGACTCCTAGCTTCACTGGTCAATTTGGTTATGATCCAAGAAGCAAAAAAGTTAAATTTGCTGTTGGTAACTCCAATGTAAATGACTGGGTTGAATTTGCTAACTCTGATACAGTAAATTCTATAAAAACCGAATTAAATAATTCAATTACAACTAGTAATGATTTAATTATTAGCTTTATTGAATCTCAAAGTGGATATCGAATTTGGAGAGATAATGCCAGATTTAATAAAGGTGAAAAATTTATTTATAACGGCAAGGCATATGAAGTTGTTTCACAAACTGCAACTACAACAAGCACGACAAATGCTAATATAATTATGATTAATAGTCATAACTTTGGGGTTGTACTAGATTTACCTGATGGGTCAAGAGTACAATATTTTGATAGAAATGATGCTCATTCAGTTGGTGAATTAGTTTTACTCCCATATATAGCTACTGGCTATGTATTAGCTAATGGTGCAGAAGTTGAAAAATCAAGATATCCTAGACTTTATGAATTTGCAGAAAAGAATGGTCTATGGACACCTAATACAGATAAACGTGCTCTATTTAGAAAATCTGGTTCTGATAAATTCTTCTTACCAGATTATAGATACGTATATTTAAAGGCAGATGTTGATGCTGCTGATATTGGTTATTTCTCTGCTTCTATTGCTCCTAGGATTACTGGTGAAATGGAAATCCGTGCTGGTGGGCAAATTGGTATTGAGGGTGCATCTGGTGCATTTGTTAAAGATACGGAACCAACAAGGATCGGTGCACGTGAGCAAGTATTTGACAAAAATTATTTTGGTAAAAAATTAAAATTTGATGCATCTAGATCTTCTAGTGTATACACTGGAGAGAATCATGCTATTCATCCAGATCACATTAATTTATATCCATTAATTAAATACTAAAAAACTATTCCCATAGGAGTTTAACTCCTATGGGGTATTTTTACAAAAAAATAAAGGAGGGAGATAAATTCTCCCTCCCACCGGTATTATACAAATAATACTGGATTTAGATCATCATACTTCTTAGTACTAGGATTGTACATAAGATCAGTAGTCGTATATGGAAGACTAGCATCTTGATTCAAAGTATCATCACTAAAGGCAAATAGCTCTACACTAATTTTACTAGCAGCTCGAACATGTTCATCGATGAATGTTTTCATTGCTAATAAAGCAGCTTTAGAGGACTTAAATAACCCTAAGTCGATAACATCTTGACCTTGATAATCTACTCTTGCACATACACTAAAAATTTTCATATACTTTTCCTCCTTGAAATAAATATAAGATATATGAATCACAGTAATAATATATAACCCAGAAGGAGTTTAACTCCTTCTGGATATTTTTATTTAAAAGTCTTTAAGTCGTAGTGGATACATTTTAGGGTAACTAAATTGATCATTATCCATTGCCTCTGGTATATTATATCCATTACCTTTTTTGATTATACCGACTCTACAATATTTAGATCCTTCATATTGAGGATTATTAATAATAGCCATTCTATTAAATAGATAATAGTTTTGAAGTATCATTTCATCTTCATCAGATATACGATCAGAAATAATGAAGCATGTATTACTATTTCCTATTTCTCGCTTAGTATCTACTGATATTTCACGTTTTGTTAGAAGTAGATTACTGAATAATATTCTAAATGTTGGGTTATTATTTCTATCCCTAGTGGCTTCACCTATTAATCTAGGCGTATTAGAGAATGGTTTAACTTCAACTTTATTTGAAATAGATCTAATATTATATTGTAAATTGCCATCTATTCGAATAAGATTAAAATACAAAGATGGATTAGTATAGTTTGTATCTAATTTAAAACATATTATATGTGGAACTTCATTACCAACTATAATCTTAGTTACGATTCTATCCTCAGGATTTAATTTAGCAAATGCAGTATCAGGCTTTCTAGATATATCAGGGAATAATTCTTCAAATTTAGATTTTTCCATCATATCAGAGTACATTAAGGTTAAAGTTTTAGTATATACAACTGCATTAGAGTCGTCTACTAAACTCATAATTACACTATAACCGTCTAACCTTTTACCATTCTTAACTAAAGGTTCGTGTCTTTTTATAGATACATCGAGATGCCTAAACTTATTATTATTATTTTTTAAAGAGTTTTTAAAACTCTTTTCTCCAACAGATAGTATACATCCTAAATCATTATTAGTTTGAGATTCTGTATAAGTAAATGGTACCGGTATATCTATCAATGGATTAGTTATCATATCACCGCAATACATTAAAGCAGCAAAATGCCAGTTATCAGTATCACTGATTCCATCATATTGCCCCATTGTTATATAGTTGTTTAGATTGAATGGATTCATATTATATGACCCAATAGAACAATCGTGCATACTAGGAGAGAATGTAAAACTCTCTATTTCCTTATTAGCTAATGGACTACCTTTCATATTACTTATCATTTCAACGATGGCATTTTTAGTATAGCTACCCATTAGTTTTATTCCAGTATCAGTATTATCTAGCGTTAGCAACGCTCTATAAGTTTTAGTCCCAATAACTACAGTCTTTTTAGATGCATTTGGGTGAGATAAGTTTTCAGTTAATGGATAGTAAGCATCGCCAACACCAGCTACTTTAATATGACGCCCTAAATTATTTACATCACTTAGAGAACTATAAAGAGGGATTGCTTGGCGATTACCATTACGATCATATACTGCTAATACTTTATTAAGCTTAGGCATTTTCAATCCGCTCCTTAGAACCATCTGGATATACTAGGAATCCATCATTATCAAATTTAGGAATCTTACCAGCTGCATTACCAACATCTGTAGCCTTAATATATTGACTAGAATCTAATCCGCCCAAAGTTAATGCATTAGTTGGTGCTGGGATAGTAATATCCGTTTTACCATCAAAGTGAATACCATTAATATTACAATTAATTTCTCCACCACCAGCTATAGTAATATTATCAGATAAATTATATTTAGTACCATTAATAGTAATTTTATTATTAATACTAAATAAAGATCTTAATTTATCTATATCATATCCAAATGCAGATAGTTGACTAGTGGTTGTATTTAATGTATTGGGCGATACTGAATATAAATTTTTAAACCCAACAGGAATTGTATATGCGGTTCTACATATTACAACTGTATTATCTGAAAATCCAGTTAAATCTACTAAAAATAAGTTATTTACTGAATAGTTGAATACTCTATTGCTTTCAGTACCTTTACCACCAAACCATGGATAGGTGCCATTCTTGCCTATAAATTTATTATCATCTAAATCTATGATAAAAACATTGTTTGATTGTGATGATACCAATAAGCCTTTATCTTTATTATATTTAAAATTTGGTTTAAATATAATAAGATCAGGATTTGAATTAAACGTATTCATATTGATGGCATTTCCATGTAGTAGAAAATTATTTATATTTAGTTCATATTGAATTGTATTTTTGGGTAAAGAATTATATTTACTACTGGTTGATGTATTAATTTTTATTTTACTAAAATCATCTTTATCGCAAATTACACGTACACCAACTATAAAAGTTTTATTAGAACCTAATATATTATATGAATTTAAATTAAACAATGCAATATTAGTTATACCAGATGATCTGGTTGCTGTGATTAGTATTGAATTTGGATTTGAAAATGCCGATAAATCTACTGCACGTTTCATTCGTACATCAACTATATTTAATAATTTATCTAATATTATTATAGTATTATTGTCTTCTACAATAAATGTCGCATTAGATGAAAGAGCCTCTGTACATTCAATAATAAGATGATCATTCGTTATATTGGATATTGATAAATATTTATAGAATTCAATAAATCTATCATTACCAGATTCTGTCTTTAAAACAAAATCGCTAGCTGGGTGACCATCCAGTGTCTTAGCATTAATATCTCCAGTTGGTGCTACAGGAGTACCACTTCCGCCACCAGTACCACCAGCAGCTTGGATTTTTTGATTAATATATGTATCTAAACCAGTAATGTTTGCAGGGGTATGAGTATGACCTTCAACGGATAATACTTTACCACCAGCCACTACATTACCAGCAATATTTAAGTTATCTTTAACGGCTGTGTCTCTAAGTTTTGCCATAGTTTAATCCTCCTTTATTGATTATCTAAATGTTAAAATACCCCATAGGAGATAAAACTCCTATGGGGATTATTTACTTCTTTTTCTTTGGAACTAGAATATTCAAAAGAATTCTAATTGCCTTTAAAATATAGATAGGGTTAAAGAGTGCTTTAATCACTCTAACTAATTTCATTCTCATGGATCGTCTCTTGACGATAGCTCTAGTAGTACTCATACTAATTCTCCTTTTACATATTAAATTTTTCTACGGTTTAACCCAAACCATATTTAAATGTTTTAGAAGCCAGCGTATGAGAAATTTCGCACTATTCGTTCTTTATCATTAGTGTAGTCTTTATAAACATCATTGAATACTTTAGACTCAATATGTCTCATTGCACATTGTTGTCTCATTTTATTCTGTAAGTTATTCTTATAAAATTTACTTACAGCTGGACATTCAAAGCAATGATAACACTTACATCCATCATCTTCAGAGATGCTACACATTGGAGTTTGACTGTATTCTTTAGAGAATGATTCAATTACTTCTGGGTATAATCCAGTGAATACATCACCAATCTTAACTGTTTGGTTTTCATAGAATGCATCATCAGAGAAATATCCGCATGGGTATAATGATCCATCTATACCAACATGGAGAAAATGACCTAGATGTCGACAACTAATAGCACGGAGTTTATCTTTAACACCAGCATACTTAGTATACAACATTGTGTCTACATTTGCAACTAGTTTATCATCATTTTCTTCTCTAGCATTCTCTTCAAAGATATAATAGAGCTGCTCTTCAAACTTCTTGAGGAAGTCTGGATCTTTATAATAATCACAGTCCGACAAAGGATAATACTCCCACTTGTAACAACCGTTATCTAATGCAAATTTATATGCATCATATAGATTATCTATGGTGTCAGGTGTACATGCAGTACGAACTAGAACTTTATCATGGTAATCTGATCTTCCTAAATCAATAATAGCTTTATTGAAATAATCATCATTGAAAACTCCAATATTCTTTGGCTTTCTTGATTTTGATGCACTATATATACCATCCCAGGATATCTTACAACCCCATGGATCTAAAATATGGTCATCCCAAAGGTCTATCAGACCACCTATATTGCTACCATTAGAAATCGTCGTCATATTGATAGTTGTCTCTTTATAACGCTCTAATTTCTT